AGCATCACACGATATTAAGAACGAATCATACCAACCAATGCCAGAGGGTGACGAGTTTGACATTGAAGAGGACGAGGACTTCGAGGAAGTGCTTGGTTCACTAGGTTTCCCAGAAGACGAAACAGATTTATTCGACGCAGAGTACCAAGGAAGAAAAGTTCCACTTAACAAACCCATGCGTGGTGACTCCAAGAAATTCAAAGTGTACGTGAAGGATCCCAAGACAGGTAACGTAAAAAAAGTCAACTTCGGACACGGTGGTACAAGTGCTAAAAAACTTGGACAGAAGACCATGAAGATCAGGAAGAGCAATCCAAAAGCAAGGAAATCATTCAGGGCAAGACACAACTGTGCCAACCCGGGACCAAAGACATCTGCCCGATATTGGTCATGTAGAGCCTGGTAATGTACTTTACAAAAAATGAAGATACATGAAATACTAGAAGGTCCACACGATCCTTATATCCATAAAGCAATATTTTTTGCTGGGTCTCCCGGTGCAGGGAAAACATACGTTGCTAGGAAATTAGCGGGTGCGTTCCAAGGACTGAAACAAGTAAACATGGACAACATTTTTAAATTTCTCATGACGAAGAAAAACTTATCATGGAAAATGCCTCCCGGAGAAGAACCCGAACGGGAAAAACAGAGACAGCGATCAAAAGAATTGGTCGCCAAGCAACAACAAAGATACACAGATGGCGGATTGGGCCTGCTCATAGATTCCACCGGCAGGAGGTATGATACTATTGCAAAAATTAAACAAGAATTAGAAGACAAAGGATATGCAACAACAATGGTGTTTGTGAACACAGATTTAGAAACTGCTCTACGCAGGAACAAAGAAAGAGAACGTACACTGCCGGATGAACTTGTACATAAAAATTATGCGGTCATTGAGCAAAATCTAGGGAGGTTCAGCCGTTTGTTCGACAACATACACCTCATTGATAATTCTGCTTCGGCGCAAGGCGAACTGCCTGACGCACTGGAAAGGATTGAAAAAGACATAAGGAAATTTTTACGAGGAGGTGACACGCAGATACGTGAAGTCATAGGAATCACAGAAGCGGAATTCGAACAGTTAGCGGAGAAGCAGGACGCCTGCTACCATAAAGTGAAATCAAGATACAAAGTATGGCCCAGTGCCTACGCCAGTGGTGCTCTAGTTCAGTGTCGTAAAAAAGGTGCGGCCAACTGGGGTAACAAAAGCAAAAAATGAGAATCACAGACATAATAACAGAAAAGTGTTGGAAAGGTTATACAAAGAAGGGCATGAAGACCATGTTCGGCAAACGTGTACCCAACTGTGTTAAAAAAGAAGATGTAGACTTCTGTGTCAACTGCGGTGGATTGGTATTCGCAGAATCACTGAACGAGGATCTCAAGAAATGGTTCAATGACAAATGGGTGCGTTTTGGTCCAGATGGTAAGATCAGAGGTGACTGTGCGAGGGGTTCAAGCAAGGAAGGTAAACCCAAGTGCCTGCCAAGGAGCAAAGCGAATGCACTGGGCAAGAAAGGCAGGAAGTCAGCGGCGTCAAGGAAACGTAGAGAAGATCCAAACAAGAACAGACGTGGTAAAGCCAAGAACGTCGCTACCAAGAAAAAATAATTTGCATTAATCATAGATCTGTTATATACTTGTTGGATAACAACAGGAGAAACAAATGGCAGTAAGAAACTTCAATGACGCAGAGAAGCAGAAGCTGATACAGATCATATCACAGGGTTCACAAGTACTAGGAGAGGTGGACGATCTTAAGGGTGGATTGAGAGATACAGTGAAAGCAATATCAGAAGAGCTTGAGCTCAAACCCGCGATTATCAACAAAGCGATAGCAATAGCACACAAGGACAGTTATAAGAATCTAACAGACGACCTAGACGTGTTGGAATCCATACTAGTGGCCGCAGGCAAGTTATAGTGTTTAAGGTACTCAAAGAATTTTGGGTAGAGAGTTACAGCACAGATAAGAGAGCATTCTATCTAGAGGTGTTTTCTGTCGCCGTGACCGTATGGGGATCAGCATTACTGACCTTTACTTCCCCTGGTCCAGACATGAAATGGATATTTCCGTTGTACCTATTGGGTTCGACCACGCTGGCCTATGCGGCCTATCGTAGGAGGATCATTTGGACTTGCTTTCTGGCATCATGGTTCACTATAATGAATGTAATAGGCAATATACGAGTATTTTTTTAAATGAGTTACATAGACGCATTATACAAAAAAGATGAGGACAAGATCTACGTCGTGGAACGTGATCCCAAGAAGGGTCGTGTGTTCGTGGAGTATGACGCAAGGTATGTGTTCTACTATGAGGACGCAAGGGGCAAACACAGGTCGATGACTGGCGTTCCCTTACAGAGGGTGCAGTGTGCCACACAGAAAGAATTCATAAAAGAGCAGAGGATTAGATCCAACAAGACACTGTATGAGCATGACATCAATCCTGTGTTCAGGTGTCTGGAAGAGAACTACCTGGGCAAGGAAACTCCCAAGCTGAACACCATGTTCTTTGACATAGAAGTTGACTTTGACCCTGAAAGGGGTTATGCATCAACAGATGATCCGTTCATGCCAGTTACTGCCATAAGTTGTTACATGAGTTGGACGGACCAACTGGTCACACTAGCAGTGCCACCAAAGACAATATCTATGCAAGACGCAAAAGTTCTCACAGAGAGATTCCCCAACTGTATGTTATTTGAGAAGGAGAAAGACATGCTGGACGCATTCCTGGAACTGGTAGAAGATGCAGACATCCTAAGTGGATGGAACAGTGAAGGTTATGACATCCCATACACCGTGGGCAGGATACAGAAGGTACTGAGTTCAGACGACACGAGACGTCTTTGCTTCTGGGGACAGAAACCCAGGAAAAGAATATTCGAGAAATACGGCAGGGAACAGTTGAGCTTTGACCTAGTTGGTAGGGTGCACCTGGACCTGTTGGAACTATACAGGAAGTACACATACGAGGAAAGACATTCATTCAGGCTAGATGCGATAGGAGAACACGAGTTGGATGAGAAGAAAACTGTGTATGAGGGATCGCTTGATGCACTTTACAAGAATGACTTTGGGTTGTTCATAGAATACAACAGACAGGACACAGCACTGCTGGCAAAACTAGAGAAGAAACTGAAGTTCATAGAACTTGCGAATGAGATAGCACACCAAAACACTGTGCTACTACAGACCACAATGGGTGCAGTAGCAGTAACAGAACAAGCCATCGTGAACGAAACACACAGACGTGGAATGATCGTTCCCGGCAGGAAATACAGAGATAAAAATACCCCACCGGTATCAGCGGCAGGTGCCTATGTGGCAACTCCACAGAAAGGCATACACAACTGGATAGGATCAATTGATATCAACTCACTGTATCCAAGTGTTATTAGAGCATTGAACATGGGCCCAGAAACAATCATAGGACAGATAAGACCTGTTATAACTTCTGCAGAGGTCAACAGGGCACTACACCAAAAAAAATCATTTGCATCAGCATGGGATAGTCAATTTGGCAGTTGGGAATATGTTGCAGTGATGAACAAAGAAAAAGGTACTGAGCTTGTGGTAGATTGGGAAGACGGCACCAGTGTCAGAATGTCAGCGGCACAACTATATGATGTGGTATTTGAAGGTAATAACAAATGGATGTTGAGTGCAAACGGCACTTTGTTCACATACGAGTATGAGGCAATTATTCCAGGACTATTAAAACGTTGGTATGAAGAGCGACAGGAGATGCAGAGGAAGATGCGTGAATGTGGAGACAACGAGATCGAAAGGGAATATTGGGACAAGAGACAGCTAGTCAAGAAGATCAACTTGAACAGTCTGTATGGTGCAATCCTAAATCCAGGTTGTAGGTTCTTTGACCTGAGGATAGGACAGTCTGTTACACTATCAGGCAGATGTATCACTAAACACATGGCCAGCAAGGTTAATGAGATTGTCGCAGGCAAGTATGATCACAAAGGTGAGAGCATAGTGTATGGAGATACAGATTCTGTGTACTTCTCGGCATACAAGGTGCTGGAGAAAGAGATCAAAGACGGCTTGATACCATGGACAAAGGATTCAGTGGTGGGCTTGTACGACAAGATAGCTGATGAGGTTAACGGATCATTCAAATCATTCATGACCAAAGCATTCCACACCCCAAGTTCTAAGGGAGAAGTTATAGCGGCAGGCAGAGAACTGGTCGCGTCAAAGGGACTGTTCATCACAAAGAAAAGATATGCACTGCTGTACTACGACAAGGAAGGCGAACGTGCAGACGTCGAGGGTAAAGATGGCAAGATGAAGGCTATGGGTCTTGATTTGAAAAGATCAGACACACCAGTTTTCGTACAGGACTTCTTGAGTGAGGTACTGTACATGGTGCTACAGGGCAAAGACGAGAAGATTGTACTGGACAGGATAAGTGAATTCAGGGCAGAGTTCAAGGCCATGCCAGGTTGGGAGAAAGGATCCCCCAAGAGAGCAAACAACATGACCAAATACCAAGCGGCGGAGGCGGCCAAGGGCAGAGCAAACATGCCAGGACACGTCAGGGCCAGCATGAACTGGAACAGATGCAGGGACATGTACGGAGACAAGTATTCAATGCCCATACTAGATGGTGCGAAAGTTATAGTGTGCAAACTTAAAAACAATCCAATGGGCTACACCAGTATTGCGTACCCTGTGGATGAGATGCGTATCCCGGAGTGGTTCAAGGAACTGCCGTTTGACGGAGATGCCATGGAGACTGGCATACTAGATCAGAAACTGGATAACCTTATAGGTGTGTTGGATTGGGACGTGCAGAGCACGGAAACCAGTAACACATTCAACAAGCTGTTTGAATTTTAAATAATGATATGCTGAGCATAGAAGAAATAAAATTGTTAATAGAAAAACTGGAGCGGGTCAAGAAAGAGGACCTACAGGAGTTGATTGACTCAAATCTTAAAATCCTAAAGGATCTAGCATTGGCAGTGGATGCCAACAACAAGGAAGTGATCAACAGGTTAGACAAGACCCCGGAATGGTTCTCTAGAGATCTGGACCAGAAAAAACAGAACCCCACAGTTGATTCTATACTAGCCAGACAGGTGCAGACCAAGATATTCCAATTCGCAAGGAGCAACCTCTACAACAGTCTGGAGATTGGACCAGGCAATGGCATGTTCTCTATGGATTTCAGGGCATGGAGATTGAACTTCTTCTTAGACATAACACATAAGATCTCAATCCCAATATTAGACAAATTCAATACCCGACATCACAAGCATTTGAAATTCTATAAAACCAGGAACACCGACTGTTCAAACATACCACAGGGCAGTTGCAACTTCGTTTTCAGTTGGGACACCTTCGTTTTCTTCACACAACAACACGTGCAACAGTACCTGCATGACATCATGAGGGTGTTGATCCCTGGAGGTTACTGCTTCATACAGTACGCCGACTGCCACTATGACGTCGAGCTTGAAAATGCACAAAAAGGTTACTGGAACTATAACACCAAGACTGCAATGGAGCAAATGATCAAGGACGAGGGATACGAGGTCGTGGAAATGAATCAATTCCGTCCTGGAGCCAGTTATGCCATCTTCCGTAAGCCTGGTAAACAAAATCCTGTAGTGTACAGAGTTTCTGAAATAACACTAGACTAAGACCTAAATATCATATACAATAAGAACATTATGATAGACATCTTAAAAGACATCGTTAAACACACGCATGGACTGGGATTCTTGGATCTTGTCAAGATCACTGGGGACGATAAGGAAACTTCAATCGACTCAATGGCCGAAGA